TCTGATACTCTCTTCTAAGAGAAGTTCTTCCCTGCCCTTGGAGATCCTGCTTGGTGGCAGCCTCACCGCCTGCTGCCTCTCTGGAGAGATTATCAGAAAGGGTGCCAGTGTAAACGTTCTGATCTTTCACATCACCATAAGGAACGTCACCTTCAGGGAGTAGGGAAATTACAGACTCATCAAAGTTCCACACAAAGATTACTTTGAGAGAATCATGCTCATATTTTTTCAGTGCCTCTACTTTCTTTGCTTTGGTTCGTTGTTTAGAAACAACTTCAAGAATCTCAAAAACAAATGGATTTGTAGGGAGATCCGGGATGGGTGTATTTGTAGTCTTTGTTTTTGCCACTCTCTTTCTTGTAGTGGTGGCCTTAGACTTACTCGTTGTCGTCGTCTTCGTCGGGCTCATAATCGTTTTCAAATCTTACAGCTAAAATTTCATCAGGGAGCATGTTACCATTTTCATCAAACATCTCCGGGTGCATGACTGGTTGCTTCTCTTTGTTTAGGAAAGCATACACCAGGTCGTTTCCAAACCATCCTACCATAAGTCCTATCAAAAAGGAACCAATGATTCCTGCTCCACAAAAGAATAAGATATACGGTGTTGCTGATTCCATGTTACACCTCCTGAGAGTTTGCCTTTTTTACGTCTATGTGAAATTCAAAGTAAAAATAAAACTCTCTTCTTAAAAGGGAGATCATCTTACCAAACTTCACTTGAAAAGTTTTTGGTTTTGGTGCTCTCCTCCTATTTCTTATCAATAACTCAAACCCACGATTAATATGGGTGGTCTCTTTATTTAGATTGATTTTTTCTTCGTCCAGGTCTTCGATCATTACTATACCTCCAGGCATCTTCTAGAATGCCATACAAATAATTTTTGATCTTTCGTGCTTGAGGTTTAGGAATATGTCCATAACCCTCACGAATTTGTTTGTGCTCGTTATCTGCACCACCTTTGATATACTCATCAAGTTCTACTGTCAGATCGCTGAGTTCAGCAGCAGTAGAGCTTTCGATAAAAGAATCTACTTCGTGTTTTTTAATTTTACTAGATTTTAAATAATCATAGAACCTTAAGTTCATCTGACCATCAAATGCATTATCGATTGCGTGTTCAACAAGATCATAGATGTCGATGAGATTTTGTTCCATTAGACTAATTTTTGCTCTCTTAAATATTTTACAGTTTCGGCGCATCCACCGATTATATTTTCATCCTTAAGCACTCTTGGAAAACTAGCATCGTAGCCAAACTTTTTAAAGTAATAGTCTTTAGTAAAATCTACGCCAAGTTTATAAATTACGTACTTAAGTTCTGCCAACTGTAACACCTGTTCGACTTGTGTGCAATAGGGACATCCTTCTTTTGAATAGACGATAAACATACCGGTCAATTTTAAAATTTATTTAGAGTATTTGTGCTTTGGACTAAACTCATCCATTGGTTTTGATGGTTCAAAAGGAGATCTATTGAGGTTTTTAATTACAATAAATGCATCTTTATTGTACTTACGTGTGCCTTTAGGTGATTGCCATTTCTTATTGTAAACCTCACCTACATCAATACCAGAGACTTGAGTTCCACCAATTTCTACTACGATGTTATCTCCAACCTCCCATCCTAGTTTGTTTACTTCTCTAACGATTTGATCTACGACGGAGTTCTCCATAACACGTTCGTCTGGTTCTAAGTTACCAATCATAAAAAAAGAGGGCGTTAACCCTCTTAGTATATCACAGTTATGCAGTCCAATCAACATCAACGTCATCTTCGCCAAGTCCAAAGTGTTCTTCTAGAACCTCTATCCTCTCTTCATCATGTGCGATGATATCTAGTTGTTCTTGAATTGCACCAAGAACATCAGGATGTTCACCAATACCCACAGGTTGATGAAGATAAACTTCGATATTTGCCTTTGCTTTAGCAATGTTGCCTTCTGCATCAGCACGAAGAGCTTCTAAAATTTTTAATCGAAGATTACAGGACATAATTTACTATGATTTGTATTATATATTATGCATTAACCTTCTGTTCCTCAGTCACCTTCTTTTCAACCTTAACTTCAACAGGGTCAGGAACAGGATGATACTTACGATACCTTACTGTTTCGTATGTCTCAAATACTTCTTCAGGATTACCGTAGCAGGTTTTCTTTCTCTGCTCTACGATCTCATCATAAGGGTCAGACTTAATGTCAGGCCACTCACGATGTGCATTCTCAGTGATCTGACGACTGATCACTTCATAGTCAACACCATCACCAGAGACAGGCAAGACGGTATCAACATACTCTTTTTTCTTAGGTGCCATAATCAGTAACTCTTGCTGTGAACATCAATCTCACCATCATCAATGTGAGCATGATCAATATTTTCAATATGCCCATGAATCATATTAATGGTAATAGTTTCGTTTTCTAAAACGTTTGCTATCCTTTCCAGGGACTCTGCTATCCTATCAAGAGAATTGGACATGAAAAAAGGGGGTTCGATACCCCCATAGTATAATAGATTTAAAGCATTCCTGCAAGCATGACCAGGAAACAAATGATGGTGAAAGCAAATATTATTATACACCCAACCAACAGTTCTTTGATTGTAGTGCTCTCACCGTTTGGTTCGTGGTGATGGTCTGAATGGACAGTCATAACAACCTGCTCCGCAACATCCTCTAGTGTTCATGTTCATCAAATATGTCATCTAATTGTTTAGATGGTGGTCCAAACGATAAGTAAATACCGTATGAAGTCATAAACACCATTGCCAGACAGATAATAACAATTAAATTCATTTGTCTTCCTCGTATAGTTGTTCCAATCTTTCTCTTGTAAGATCAACATACATTACTTCTTCTCCTAATTCAGGAGCTTCAGGGTGTTTCCGAGGTCTAGCACCCCAGTAAATAGATTTAAGATTGTAATACATAAGAGCAAAGGCAGCGCCTCCTAAGGCAAATAAACATCCTAAGTATAGAAATGCTATCATTTACCTACCCCATGTGCCTAAAGTTTTCATATAAAACCCTAGACGTTTTGTAGAGGGTAATTACCAATCGGGTAACAAAATACCCGATGAGCAATCCTAATGCGAACTGAATCACAGTGCGTTACCTCTTGGAAGAACTTCTTCAGGGAACACAAAATCTTCATGTGGTTGGTCGGCAGGTGCTAACCATGCTCTGATACCTTCATTCAAAAGAATGTTCTTGGTATAGAAAGTCTCAAACTCTGGATCTTCTGCTGCACGAATCTCCTGAGATACAAAGTCGTAAGCACGAAGATTAAGAGCGAGTCCAATAATACCGATAGAACTGACCCAGAGACCCATGACGGGAACGAAGAGCATAAAGAAATGCAACCAACGCTTGTTACTAAAAGCAACACCGAAGATCTGTGACCAGAAACGGTTCGCAGTAACCATCGAGTAAGTTTCCTCCTCTTGCGTAGGTTCAAAAGCCTTGAAAGTACTTGCCTGCTCACCATCTTGGTAGAGTGTGTTTTCAACGGTAACTCCGTGAATTGCAGATAGAAGAGCACCACCAAGAATACCTGCGACTCCCATCATGTGGAACGGATTAAGCGTCCAATTGTGGAAACCTTGTAGGAAAAGTAGGAAGCGGAAAATAGCCGCAACCCCAAACGATGGCGCGAAGAACCAGGACGACTGTCCCAGAGGATAGAGAAGAAAAACGCTGACAAAGACAGCAATAGGACCAGAGAAAGCAATAGCATTGTAGGGTCTAATCCCGACGAGACGTGCCAGTTCAAACTGGCGGAGCATGAAACCGATTAGAGCGAACGCACCGTGGAGAGCAACAAAGGACCAAAGCCCTCCAAGTTGGCACCACCTGACGAAATCGCCCTGAGCTTCAGGACCCCAAAGTAGAAGAAGAGAATGACCCATAGCATCAGCAGGCGTTGACACAGCCGCCGTGAGAAAATTAGCACCCTCAAGATAGGAACTAGCAAGACCGTGGGTGTACCAACTCGTGACAAAAGTTGTGCCAGTAAGCCAGCCGCCAATGGCCAGATAAGCAGTGGGAAAAAGTAATATTCCAGACCAGCCCACAAAAACAAAACGATCTCGTTTAAGCCAGTCATCCAGGACATCGAACCATCCTCCATTGCTCCTGGGGGGTGAAAGTGTAGATGAAGCCAAAAATTAACCTCTTAGAATTCTTATGGTATTTAGTTTACACAAGTTTACAAGAATAGTCAACAGGAAGAAATACTTAAATTTATCTGAATCCTTTCTTCTTATCCAAAACTTCTACGTGAGACAATGATTGGGAAGGTGTGTTCCACCAGATTTCAGTGACTTGATCCCATGAACCAACTGTCACAGACTTTCCATCATTCCGAACAACTTTATAATCATGACGATCATAATCTTTTTCCGAAGTGCATGTAAAATGGGTCATTTTTAAACGGATTCCCAGTCATTCTCAAAAATTTCCATACCCTTATCGGTAAGAACATGATCATACATCTGCTCAAGAACACTAGGTGGCATGGTGACAATCTCTGCACCGTTATACCATGACCTCACTGCACGTTGCACACTACGAATGGATGCAGAAAGAACTTGAGTTCTGATGCCATGGATTTGATACAGTCCGGTGATAGATCGAACAACCTCCAGGCCTGCCACTGACTGATCGTCTAAACGTCCTACAAAGGGAGAAACGTATGTTGCCCCTGCCTTCGCTGCTAGGACTGCCTGAGCGGCACAGAAGATGAGTGTGACATTCACACGGACACCCTGTTCAGACAGTCGTTTACAGACGATCAGGCCCTCTCTCGTGCAAGGGACTTTAATTGTGGCAACATTGCCAAACTTTTCATACAGTCGGAGACCCTCATCATACATCTCAAGATCAGATCCCATGACCTCCATACTGATGTCTTGAACACCAATATCTTTAATTTTTTGATATACATCTTCCGGATTCTTTCCACTCTTCATAATGAGTGTAGGATTAGTTGTGACACCATCAACCAATCCTGTTGAGAAATATTTGTCAATTACGTCGGTGTCTGCTGTGTCTAAAAAGATTTTCATTTAATGCTATTCAGGATGTCCCTTTCAGATTTATACAAGAAATCCATCCTCTTGTCAAGATACATCTGAGCACCTTGATAGAGATCTGGTAGTAACCATTCATGAACAGGAAGACAATACTGCCAGTTCACTGGTTGAATACAGTTCATTACGGTCACAGACCAAAATGCTGCAGCGTAATTAATAAGTGTGGTCATGTTATCATATTATTAATAACCATAGGCAGCAATCTATACTCTGCCTTCTGAACTCTTTGAGTAAGAGTATCTATAGTATCACCAGGACAGATATTGACAATAGATTGTTCTATTATTTCTCCAGAATCTAATTCTTCTGTGACATAATGAACTGTGCATCCAGTAAGTTTATCTCCACTCTCAAGTGCTTGTCCAATAGCATTTAATCCTTTGTATTTGGGTAGAAGTGAAGGATGGACATTGATAATTTTATCAAAAGCAGATATGAATTTTGGAGATACTATCCTCATCCAACCAGCCAGGACAACCAAATCAACTTTATATGCTTTAAGTGTGGAAATTAATTTATCATCATCCTTCGATTTACAATGTCGATATGGGATGTCTAATCTTTGTGCTCGTTCTACTGCTCCACAATCTTTTATATTGTGAATCATGACCACAACTTCATGTTTATGGCATCTGGTTACAATGTTCTCAAAATTAGTCCCATTACCAGAGCACATGATACCTATTCTCATTTGATTTGTTTCATTAAAGACCGTTATTAATCCTATATTGTTCTCTCTCCTCAATCGTATATATTCCAAGTTTCTCCCACATTTCAGCGACCATATCCTTTCCAGCTGGTGGTTCAATCCAATCTACTTTTTTTGAATCCTCTAACCATTTATCAATTGCTTCTTGAGTTGGAACTACAAGTCTTACCATAGTTCCTTCTTCAACAAACTCCTTGTTCATGTCAATATACGTTTGAGGAGTAATTTTATTTTCACTCATAATTAACTGCCAATAAGTGGTGTAAGTTTATCTAAAATTTCTCTATAAGCAGGTACAATATCTCCTTCATCCTTTCGGAATAGATCTTTATCGAATCTTTCATTGCCACCAATTTTCCACAGTCTCATACTATCAGGACTTATTTCATCAGCTAACAATAGTTCTCCATGAGCATTGTATCCATACTCAAGTTTAAAATCAACCAGGTCAATACCCATAATATAAAACATCTGTCGGAGATAATCATTGATACGCATGGTCATGTCAATGAAGGGTTGAGGATCATAACCCATCAGACGCACACGGTCTGGTGTAAGCAGAGGATCATTCTTACTATCATCCTTCAGATAGAATTCAACGATAGGATGTGGGAATGGTTGACCTTCTTTCAAGGTTGTTTGCTTGACGATAGTTCCAGCAGCACGATTCCTACAAATAACTTCTAGTGGAACGATATCTACTTTCCTACAAATCATTTTATTGGCACCAACCATATTAATGTAGTGAGTTGGGATGCCTTCTTTAGAAAGTTTTTCAAAAATGATAGATGAGATACTGCAGCAAAGAGGGCCTTTTCCTAAAGGATAATCTTCCTTTTCTCCATTCCCTGCAGTAACTTTATCATGATACTCAATAATGACTTGCTCTGCATCATCACCTTGAGATACAGTTTTTACCTTTCCTTTGGTAATTACTTCCATAAAAAAAGAGGGGTTAGACCCCTCTATTTTACAATTTATTCAGTTGTGTGTCAACCAACAGCAGGTGCGGTGAGTGCTACAGGAGTAGACTCAGCAGCGGCGAGGTCGAGTGGGAAGTTATGAGCATTGCGCTCGTGCATGACTTCCATGCCCAGGTTTGCTCTGTTAAGAACGTCTGCCCAGGTGTTCAGGACACGACCCTGACCATCAAGGATGGACTGGTTGAAGTTGAAACCGTTCAGGTTGAAGGCCATGGTGCTTACGCCCAGTGCAGTGAACCAGATGCCGACTACTGGCCATGCTGCCAGGAAGAAGTGCAGTGAACGGGAGTTGTTGAACGATGCGTATTGGAAGATCAGACGACCAAAGTATCCGTGAGCGGCGACGATGTTGTACGTCTCTTCTTCTTGACCGAACTTGTAACCGTAGTTAAGTGAATCGTTCTCTGTGGTTTCGCGAACCAGCGAAGAAGTAACCAGACTTCCATGCATAGCAGAGAAAAGAGATCCACCGAATACCCCAGCAACACCGAGCATGTGGAACGGGTGCATAAGGATATTGTGTTCTGCTTGGAATACAAGCATGAAGTTAAAAGTACCAGAAATACCAAGAGGCATACCATCGCTGAAGCTACCTTGACCGAAAGGATAAACAAGGAATACTGCGGATGCTGCTGCAACAGGTGCAGAGTATGCTACGCAGATCCAGGGGCGCATGCCCAGTCTGTAGGAAAGTTCCCACTCACGTCCCATGTAGCAGAAGATGCCAATGAGGAAGTGGAAGACTACCAGCTGGTAAGGACCACCATTGTACAGCCACTCATCGAGTGATGCGGCTTCCCAAATGGGATAGAAGTGAAGACCAATTGCGTTGGAAGAGGGGACAACAGCACCAGAGATGATGTTGTTACCGTAGAGAAGTGAACCAGCGACTGGCTCACGGATTCCGTCGATGTCCACAGGAGGAGCAGCGACAAACGCAGTGATGAAGCATACGGTTGCTGCCAACAGAGTTGGGATCATCAGCACACCGAACCAACCGACATAGAGGCGGTTATTGGTAGAAGTTACCCACTGGCAAAATTGTTCCCAGATGGATGATTGTGTTTGTTGTCTTGAAAGTGTTGTCATTTGAAAAAGGGTTAAGTAGTAGTGCGGGGTGGCACTGAGTAAAATATTCCAACTCTACCCTCCAGAGTTGGTATGAAGGACTGTTGTTTAATGACGCTGTTTAGTCCTGGTAAGGCGTCGGATGAATGGTGAGGAAACCCTCACCCGTCCATGTATTTATATTAAGTCATCTTTGCGAATCCGTCAACCCCCCGTCGTGTATCATATGAACATGGGAGGGGCATATGAAAGAAACAAGTCTCTAAATAAATACACACCTAACGAGTGATTAGTAATGCGAAGACTTCTTCCATTAGTAATGATTTTGATGGCAGCCCCTGCGGCACATGCAGGTGGGCTGGTTCATAAAATGAGTTCGAGTGTTCAGTTAACTGTAGATTCCGCAAGAACCACTGCGACTAGACTGGGTTCCCAATACAGTATTTCTGGATCAAACGTAAACACTACAGACGGAACCACGGCAGGAACCATCTCTGCTGGAACAATCACCAGCGGCGTCATGGCTCCTGGTACAATTTCCGCTACTCAAAAAACTGCTGGAGAAGCATTCTCCTTTAGTTCCTCTTACATTCAAGGCGATGCAGTCCCAACTTCAGCTGCTTCTGTAGGTGCTGTTGGTAACTTTTCCAGTCAGACTTCTTATGCTGCTGGAGTTGCTGGTGATCTGGCAGGTACTATTGCAACTGACGGTGGTATCGCAATCACGGCTGGTGGAGCTGGTTCTACTGCCGTCGGCCAATTTGTTTCCGAAATCACGGTTATCGACTAATGAATAAACTACAAGCACCAATCGGTCTCGGATTGGTTCTTGGAGTTCTTCACGCACTGACCCAAAGTGCTTGGTCAGTCCCGGTAGTCCCGAATTTTACTCAGGGCTCAATGACTAGCCACACTGAAACGACTTCAAAACAAACTGAGACAATTAACTCTATAGACTATGCAACAGGATGGCAATATTCAGTTTCGGGGACAAACGTTTCCAACAACGGAGCGTCACTGCTTCCCCCAACAGTAACAAACAGTGTGAACGTGACTCCATTAGGAGGAATCGAAGGACAAGTTACAAGTTCCGCAACTGGAATAGACTTCAGCAATTCCAATTTCACAATCACAAATCCAGGAGCGGCATTCCAGTTTACAAGCACCTACCAGGGGCCTGGAATGACAAATCAAACTGTGATCCAAAGGGTCACGGAGGTTACCAGCGTAACCGACACAACAAGTATCTTTACCCAATAAAAGCATTATGCCTAATAAACCTTTTAAACCCTGTGGGTGCGATAGCTGCGGATGTGGGGGGAGTAAGCGCAACAGCAAACCCGATAGCAAATAGTTCTGGTTCAGTAACTAACCAGGCCATTCAGGTTCTTCAGGGACCTTACATAACCAACACATATGGAGGAGGTATCAGTTGCCAAGGGCCTACTGCAAACTTCACTCCATATATTACTCATGCACGTAATGATAAAGATCCCTTTGAAACTCATTACTTTGAACCTCAATATGATAATAGAGACTTTCAAGGTCGAATGGTAGAGGTTACCAAAAATGTGAAAAACTGGCCATGGGAAACTTGGTATGATAATAGAACTTACACCAATGCAGATGGTGATGAGGTAAGAGCATATGAAGATGGTCAAGATATGACCATTACTGTCATGGAAATGCAAGGTGATGGTGTTCCTGATAATCCAGGATCACAACTCTGGCAGAAACCAGTGAGAACTGGAATGACTAGAAACAGCAGCACGAGTGTTGGATTGTCTGCAACACTTTCTTTGCCTCTTGATAATAGTCTACAAGATCAATGTAAAGAAGCAGCAGCAACACAAATTGCTTTACAGGGTCAGATGCTTGCCAATAAACGATTAGACTTTGAGTTAGCCAGACTCAAGAATTGTGGAGAATTACTGCAAAAGGGAATTGCTTTCCATCCACGTAGTCCTTATGCGAAAGTATGTGGCGATGTGGTGGTGATGAATAAAAATGCTATTGCACCACACATTCATTCTATTCCTTCTACTTCTCCTGCTCCTGCTCCTGCCCCTACTTCTTCAAAGGTCGAACAGAGCGCAGCGCCTTCACAGCCTGATTCCTCTGCCGCTGTTCAGCAATCCGCTCCGCCGCCGATTGCGGCGGGATCTTCTTACCCCGTAAGGCGGCAACCTTCTTCAGGACTTTCTTCACAACAGGTTTCACCACTTTTAACAGAAGGTCAGCAAGAGGTTTTGCGAGCAGTGCCGATGAGGTTGCCACGACAGCGATAGACGCAGTTGTAGTTACCATACCTGCTGAAGGTATATTCTGAACAATCTGGTCGGGAATAGATAACTCCTCAAACACAGGGAGACATTCTTTCCCGACCATTTCATATGCAGTAATTTTTTTATTTCCCTCTACAATCTTACCTACAGGATCTTTTAACTGCTGTGCCCTGGTAGGACACTCAGGCATTGGTGCTTCTGTCTTAGGAACATTAGGTGTTTGTGGAGGAGCAGGTGGTTCAGGTTTTTCTGGTGGTTTAATTGGTGGAGGTGGTGGTGCTTCCTGTGTTATATCTAACTTATTTGCATCATAATCAATAGGATAATAAGTGGGTGTTCCTGCATCACACAGGGTCATAGTACCCTTATCATCCTCATTTCTTAAATTTGTATTTTCATTGCTGTCTTTATGTGCAGTAACGCAACCAGGAATATTAACAATAGGAGTTCCAATTTGTGTAGTGACTGGCGGCACGGTAGGAAGTGCCATTGGTGGATCTGATGACATCCACTTAGGGACTTCTGGAATGTTTACATCACGTATTCTCAAATTATTGAGACGAATTTCAGGGATTGGCATTAGCAGTCATTAAATACTTGTCCTACTTGAGAACCTGCTTCGGATCCGATCTTTTGACCTAAAAGCAGTGCCCATCCACCAGCTAACCAACCGACGTATGGGATACTAGCAACAGCGGGGACAGCAACACCAGCAGCAATAGCACTACCGGCCATCGCACCTTGTGATCGTGCGCCAGCGTCCGCCACTATGCACTCTACGCTTACACCTCCGCCCTTTCCCACTTCACCTATTTCACCTCCCCCTATATTACGGGTTCCTTGTCTAGTGTATTGATCCCGACGATACTCTGATCTTTGCTCCGTTCCACCACCGAACCACCCTCTCCTCTCTTTATCAAGATCAAGTGATCTTTCTGATTCTAAGACTCTGGGATCATCTGCATGATACTGAATACTATATCCATCTTTTCCTGCTTCTATCTTATAGGAAGAATATGGACCGTGGGGAATATTAATTGTAGGAACTTCAAGTTTTGGCTGCCTAATCACATATCCTAATAATCCGATATGTGCTACGGCAACTAAACTACCAAGAGAAATAGCAGCAATTTTAATTTTATCCATGGTTAGAATGGCATAGCGGGACCTGTTGTCTTAGGCAGGGAAGGAATGGCACCACCAGTAGCACCAGGAAGTTCTGGCATCGCTGAATCCATCATTCCAGGAAGTGCTCCTGTTACACCATCAAGTGCTGCCTTAGTAACTTGTTGTTTAACACCTTCTATAATCGCATCTTTTTGGAGATAGGCATACGTTCCACCTCCGATGATGCCCGAGACACCAACAAAAGATAAAATTGATAGTACGTTAATAATTTTTTGCATTGGTTTACTCCACTAATGTTCCGTGTGCTCTACGAATTTCACGAAGTGCTTCAAGGTTCATGTCTTTGGTTCCACCATCATATGCGTGAGCATATCCCTCTGCGATCATTTGCTCGTTGAGGGACACCTCTGCGTCCCCAATGTATAACCAGCCCAGAAGACGACCATATTTCCCGACGCCACCAACAAGTTCAGTCCTAACAGACAACTCATCGTCACCACATATAGCACCTTCCAACTTTTCTTTGAGCCAGTTGGTTGCGTCGATTCCAAGTGCCTTCTCCTCTAAGTTTTTAGTTCTTTTTTCAGGGGTATCAACTCCTGCAACTCTAACTCTTTCTTTTTTATATAAATCAAAACCGAGGTCAATGGTGACATCAATTGTGTCGCCATCAAGCACTCGGTTAATTTCAACTACTCGGAAGTTGTAACACGACTTCCGACTGGGTGGAACCATAGCGCCCATGATTGATCTCCTTTGCATCTACTGCTGTTGCTATACCGATTAATGTAATGGCAGCAGTTATGACGGCACCGGCACCCCATACCCACTTTTCTAATTTACGAATTCTTTCACGAAGTTCTTCTGAAAGTTTTTCAGCATCCTCAATGCGATGCACCAGGAGTGCTATCTGCTGGTCCTGATCCGCATCCTTTTGGTTGATCTGATCCGCCATCGTTCAATTCATCAAAAGCCATACGCATTATATAGACAATATAGTACGTGACACCAGCTAAAAGTATAATTAGGGCGATAATTACACTCCACACAGGGTCATTTGGATTTTCTAAAGGGCGGAGAAGTAGTTCCATTAATAAAGTTCTTCCTCTGCCTCTGCTTGAATTACACAATCACTAGTGGGATAGGACACACACAGTAACGCAAACCCTGCTTCAATTTGATCATCATCCAGGAATGATTGGTCCTCCTGGTTTAGAGTTCCCTCTAATATCCTACC